AAAGTCTTCATTAATAGTTAAAAGGTCAATTTTCGTACCTCTTAGCATAATTGTACTTTGCTGTATTAAACCAGAATATTCAGCAAAGGATTCATCTAAAAATACCCGAGCGTTTAAATCAGTAGGTGCTAATTTGAGAATTTTATAAATATTAATAGAAAGTATATAATATGAAGTAGCAAGTTCGCTTTCTAAATTAATATTTTTATCAAGAGACAAATAAAGTTTAGTTGAAGAAAGCATAGCAATACCCATACTAATTAGCGTAACAATCATAGTCGTGTAAACAGGAGGAACAACACCAAGATTAGAAAATGAAGCACTAAAAATAGAAAAACAAATAATAGGTAAATCATAAAGAATTAACTGTTGTTTTAGTGCTAAATAACGTTGAGTATGGAGTGTATTTAATTGAATGCTGTTATACCTGATTTTTTGTAAAATACTTACGATAGGAAGTGACCAACTCATTATATATTATACATATATAATGGATATAATAATTATTTCATTGCTCTAATACCCAAAAGCGATGTAATCAAAGTTTGGAGTTATTGAAGCAGATGTTGCGACAAAATTGGAAGAAGTGATACTACTTATCTTTATAGTGTTTGAAGCAGACCCTGCCCCTGTCAATTGACATTGGACTGATAAACAAGAAGTAGTAAATGCTGGACTGAAAGTGATTGTTGCTCCCGTGGTTGAAGCACTGCCTGACCCAAATTGACAATATACATTTTGTGCTGTAGTTGTGGTTATTACTCGTTTAGAACCTCTTGATAATAATGTAAAATTAGCAGATGATAATAGTGCGTAAGATGCTAAACTTGCGGTTGTTGCGTAAGATGCTAAAAGTGTGTTAATCGTATTTTGAACCCAAGTAGTAGTAGGTATAGTTGTTCCTACTGTTGGATATGCCGTAACAGTTGCGGATATAGAAGGAACTTGCGAAAAAGTCGTTGTTGAATCTGCCTCAATCGTATTTATTTTAAGGGATGTCATTATAATACAATAACATAATAATTTAGCGAAGAAACACCAGCAAGAGAAGATAAAATATAACTGAATGTGGTTAAGGTAGTTCCTGCTAATGCTGCTGATACAATCACTGTTCCAGTTCCCATATCAACAGTAAGAAGGACAAGAGGAATAACAGTATATGTTTTAGCAAATGTTAATGTCCCTGTGATTGCTAATACTGGTGTAGAAGCAGATGTAATTTTTCCTTTTTCCGCATAAGCAATAGCATTTTTAACCCACGTAGAAGTTACTAATCCTGTATCAAATAAAGGATATGCTGGAATACTAGCATTTGTTACTGGTTGGGATGTAAATGTTTGTGTTAAATCCCACGTTTGTGATTGTGTTTTAAAATAAGTAAAAGCAGTTTGTACCCAAGCAGTACTTGGAACATTTGTATTATTTGCTGAACCTGAACCAACCGTTCCATTATTTATAGGAACTGTTGTAAATGTTTGTGCTAATGCCCAAGTATTAATATTTGCTTTTAAATAAGTAAGAGCATCACTGATCCAAGTCGTTGTAGGTACTGTAGATCCAACAGTAGGATAAGCGGATGGAGTTTGTTGAAGTGTGATTATTCCAGTGCTAATTGTAGATGCCAATGTTCCTAAAATACTCATTTGTCTCGTTGCTGAACCTAAATTAAATGCTCCAACAGACCCAGCACCACTACCAATATTAATTGAACCAGTTGCTATGCTTGTAGTTCCATTAGATATATACATATTCGTCGCACCACTTCCAATATAAACATTTCCACCTGAATACGCACCGTCGTGAATTCTTGTATCACCTGAACGACCTGCTCGTGTTGCTAATTGTAGCGAACCATAATTAAGGTTGTAACCTACTTTTAATGCCGCTCCAGGGGAGGAACCACTTGTTCCTATTAAATTATCACCAATTAAAACTTCTGTATTGATGCTGTTGCTATTTAATGCGTTTGCTGAAACAACCATACTACCTATATTTGTGGTTGCGTTTGTAAAAGAGTTTGTGCCTGTAAATGTGTTATTTAAAGATAAAAAATTTGAACCAGAGACAAGTGGTGTTGTAATATAAGAATAGGTTGTATCTTGAAATTGCGAATCTAATGTTCCAGCACCAGTTCCAGTGCCTAAACTAAAAATATTAACAATTAATCTATCAGTGGAAAGTAAGGTTAATATTCCTAAAGTTAATTGAGCAAAAAATACATCAGTAACACTTGTGTTTATATCTGCTGAATACCCACTTGTTCCCAGTAATATCTCATTTCCTGCTAAATCTCGTTTATAAAGTGTAAAAAAATATCGTAATACACCCGCACTGCCCCCAACCTGCTTGCCAAATTGATTTAATTCCCAAATACCTGAAGGAATTGATACTGTTCCTGGATAACCTGAATCAGTTATAAATGAGGCAATCGTTTGTGTGCCTGCCTGTGGTGTGTTGAGTGTTGTTTGTGTGGTAATTACAATTGATGTCCCGAGTTGCCTATATGGACTAATTGCGTCTGTAATAGAATAATTAAAATAAAGATTTGTTCCAGAACCGCTGTTGACTAATCTGCTATCAACGTATGCTTTGTTTGTCAAGTCTTCAGCAGTTACTGGTGATGAGTTACAATGTGGGGCATTTGCTGAAAATGTGGTTTGATAAGAAATATCCATATCGGTATCAATATTTAGAGTCCCGTCACTTATTATAGAATTTAGTTTTGTCGACATATATAATATAAGTATATATTATTTATGAAATTGAGTTTATAAAGCGATAAAATTTAACGCCGAACAACCGTCACCAGAAATAGTATATGTAAATTTAATATCACTAACACTAACAAGATTTGCGATATAAGTATTAGTAGATCCACTAACAACAGTAAGTATAACAGTAGGAGTATAGGTAAATGAAGCACTAAATGTAGAAAAATAAACTGACCCACTTATTCCAGGTGTAGCAACCGAACCATTACAAATTAAATCCTCGAGTTCAATCCATTCGGGAGCAGTCCCCTCTCCAGTCCCAATAAGCACTTGACCTAATTCTCCCTGAACACCATTTATAGATAAAGCATTTACTGAGATATCTAAACCATCTGGACACGCAATAGTTAAGTTATCGCCTATAGAATACAGACCTTTTTCAGCATTGAATTCTAATTTTTCTGTGGTTAATATAACATCTACAGAACCTATAATATGAATATCATTTTGAGTTATAGTATTGCTATAATTTCCAGAAACTAAATTTATTTCTAACCTTTTGTAAGTTGAAATATCAGTTCCATCTGTAAAAAATACTTGATCATTAGTTAATTTACCAACATCTAATAAATTAGTAAAAATAAGACCATTACTAGGATCAATTTGTGCTAAACCAACAGCACCAGAAATGTCAATACTGTTACTTGTTGCTACTAAATTGGAAGTATCATTTGTTATATTTAATCCTGATGTAAGATTAGCATTTATTTCAGTAATATATGTATTTGGATTTGAAATACTGAACCCATTAAGACCATAAGAAGCAACCTTAGTTGTAGAATATTCCCCCGTGGAAATTCCGTCTTTTTGAATATCTAATCTTATTAATCCATTAGTAATAACCATATCATTCGTGGTAACATTAGAAATATCTGTTACTTCTTGTAAATCGGGAGTAGTAGGTAAATCAACCCAATTAATGCCTGATAAAGTATTGCCTAATACTTGTCCAACATTTCCAGAAGAATCATTAATTAAAAATTGGGGAATACCCGCATCACAACTAATAGCAAGTGAGGATGAAGATGCGGATATTGTTAATTGGCGTTCATTTGCTGTCAAATTATAATCATTATTTTGAAGACTCAAACCTGCGTGATAAATATTACCTACTTCAACTTGTGAATACAATTGTGTTCTTGAATATTGACTTGAAGAAAAATCATCTATTAATGATTCAAAAGATATAAAAGGTGTTGGAGTTAAAGAATTTTTGGACGCAAAAATATAATTACTTACATAACTTATTTCATTATAATCCAAACCACCTATTAATTTTATATTATTTGTAGTTACATTACTAATGTCAGTTACTTCTTGTAAATTGGGAGTAGGAGTAATAACATCACCCCATACTACATTTGTTCCATCATAAGTGATTGCCTGTCCATTTGTTGGGGAAGTTCCATCAAGATTAAAACTAACGTCAATTACCTCTTGTAGATTAGGAGTAGAAGTTGTAACATCACCCCATACTACATCTGTTCCATCATAAGTAATTGCCTGACCACTTGTAGGAGCAGTTCCATCAAGATTAAAACTAACGTCAATTACCTCTTGTAGATTAGGAGTAGGAGTTATAACATCACTCCATACTACATTTGTTCCATCATAAGTAATTGCCTGCCCATTTGTAGGAGCAGTTCCATCAAGATTGTAACTAACATCAATTACATCTTGTAAATCTTGAGTATTACTACTATTTTGTAGTTTTAAATAAAGTGCGTATAATGTATTATATTTTGATAAAAGATTGTAATAAGAACCCGACATATAGATATATATATATTAAAAAAAAGTATACATTAAGTTTTCTGCGATATGGGGAGTAATATAACGACCACCAAATTCTTGTGGTTTTCTTGAGATTACAGATGTGCCGTGTTCAATAAGTGGATTAATTGTTTTATTATCAATAGTTACATCATTTTTTCCCATAGGTGTTAAAGCACTGACCACATCTGCTTTTGAACGAACAACTTGAACACCTTTGTGTTTTTTTCCTAAAATAGCGGGATTAAGAGCAATACTTTTGCTTGTAAGTCCTTTCTTTGCTAAAATGCGAGCAGTTTCTCCTGATTTTGAATGAGAAATCGTTTCTACTGAATCTTTACCATATTTGGCATTTGCTTTGCGTTGAACTTTTTCAGCATCTTTATAACGTTTTGTTTTTTTAAAATCACCTGTTACAATATGTGTATTATTAGACCAGTCAGTTATATTACCGTGTGTTCCTGATAACGCTACAACAGATTTTCCAGTATTTGGATTAAAATATACTTTATTTTTTCCAGTTGATAATTCTTTATCAACCTGATAATTTCCAACAGATTTTGTATCTTTTTTTTTAGCATATGAACCTTTCACAAATTTTGATAATTCTTTTGAACTTACTCCACCTATTTTACGAGTCATTATATATAATAACTATATAAAAATAAAACTAATTATATATATGAATGTTTCGTTTAATTAATCTTTATGACCAAGATTTAATTGTTTATAGTAGTGGATTAGTATTAAAAAAATCACGAAATAAATGGTATGCTCCTAAATATCAATTATCACCAATTACTACAAAAAATAAAAAACAATATGAAAAGTTTGATTTAACAAATAAACCAAATCGTCATTCAGCAAGAGTTCATCGTTTAGTAGCATCTGCTTTTTTGGGATTAGATTATTATGATTCAAGCGAACAAGTAGATCATATTGATGGAGATACATTAAATAATAATATGAATAATTTAAGAGTTGGAGACAATCAATCAAACCAATTCAATAATACTGCGTATGGAGTTTGTGAAAGAGATGGTAAATTTCGTGCTAGAATTAGAATTAATAATTTATTATTACATATTGGAACATATAATGAAGAACAAATTGCCCGACAAAAATATTTAGATGCTAAACAAAAATATCATATATTTGGTAAAAAATATACAGATGAAGAAGTTGAACAGATTAGAAAAGATTTAAAAAATGAATATATTAATTTTTTAAATCAATTTTAAATTTAGAGACAAAATTATAGTAAATGAATGATCTTTACAATTAAAGATAAAATTATAAAAATGAAATTAGAAAATAGTCAATATTGGTTAATTACAAGTTATGACAATAAAAAACATTTATTACCAAGCGTCTTACCAAATGTCTCAGGATATTATAAAAATTTTAATAAACAAGTAATTTCTTTAGAACAAATAATAAATATTTTAAAGAAATTAGATCCCAATTGCGAAATAGAATTCTTAGAACAAACTAAAAAGATTCGCTCTGTCTTGGAATTGGAACCAGCATACAGACGGATAAGTCATAATTAATATCATATTTGTCTCTAATTTCATCTAAATATTTTTTATATTGTTCATTCGTATAACCTTGAAGCATCATTTGAACTCTGCTAATAACATATCTTCCGCAACTATCACTATTTTTACCTTGTAATCTATAAGCAGAATGAGAACATTTTTTTCCACCTAAAAGGCGAGTAATTTGTCTCACATCTTCACCAAGAATAGTTTTAATAGAACGAGAAAGACAATTTAAATCATTATCATATTTTACTCCATAAGAATTAAAATATTCAAATTTATCATTTAATTTCATAATTAGAACCCAATGCCCAACCTTCTCTCCCCAGTTTAAAAATATAATTTTATAAGATTTCTCAGTAGGTAATAATTGATCAATAGAATTATATTGAGACAAATCTTTGTACATAATAATTTTAGAAGCAGGAACTCCTATTGCGGATTCAAATACTTTATCACTGAGAGGAATTTTATCCAATTTCTCCAATTGCTCTAAATTCATTTAATATATAAGTATATATAATATTAAATGGAATTTCCCGAAGATATTATTAAATTAATAAAGGATTTTAGTATGCCTATCACAAGACCAGACTGGCGTAACGGTTGTTGGTTCAAGAGACAACTGAGACATAATACAAATTATCACAAATATATTCTATATTTAGTAATGATTTCATTTCGTTTCCAACCTTGGCAATTACAACAATATGTTCATCATTACAACGATTAGAATATAAATAAAATGTTCTATATATATATAAATGGATTCCTTTGAAGCAACATTGTTTAATGATAAAGCGGCATCTACTAAAAAGTCTTATCTTGGTAATTTACGAAGGTTAAATGATAATAAAGAAATTAAAAATGTAAATTTTCTAAAAGATACAAAAAAAGTTCTAGAATATGTTGATAAAGTTGATAATCCATCAACTAAAAAAAACTACTATATCTCATCAGTCGCATTGCTTGAAGGTAATAAAAAAATGAAGAAATATTATGATGTATATTTAGAAAAAATGAATGAAATAAATAAAAAATTAACTAAAAACCCATTTAAAAGCGAAAAGACACTTGCTAAGGTTGCGATTCCAATGGAAGATTTATTACAGAGACAAAAAGAATTATATGATCAAATTAATTTTAAACTTAAGAAAGTAGATGCTACAAAAGCAAATTTAGACCTATTACAAGATACAATTATTGTCTCTCTTTATACACTAATGCCTCCACGCAGAAATGATTACACAGAAGTCAAAATAGGTGAACCTAAAGAAGATGAATTTAATTATTATGATAAATATAAATTTTATTTTAATTCATTTAAAACAGCAAAGCATTATGGACAGCAAATTACCGATGTTCCAGATGAATTAGGTCGACTTATTGAATTACGTCAACGTTTGTCTCCTAATGAATGGTTATTAACAAATCAAAAAGGAAATAAATTGTCAACTAGTATGCTCTCAAAAGTAATTAAAGATGCGTTTAAAATGGATATTGGGTCTTCAGCAATTCGTAATATTTTCGCAACTCATATCTTTGGCGGACAGAAACAATTACTAAAGGATACAGCAGAACAGATGGGAACTAGTGTTGCGATGCTTTCAAATATTTATATTAATGATTAATCAAAAATAATTTTGTCTCCAAGTCCAAACCCAACACAAAACCAAACAGTCTTATAAGGAGCAGTACATTTTCCTTCTTTAAAAGAATAACGAACATTAGGTATAATAATAGTATAATCAGTTTTATTTTTTAATATTTTACTAATATATTGACGTTCTAACGAATCTAATGGAATTAGAAGTGCGTATGGTTTTCCAAGTGCTTCTAATCTTTCAAATACTTTTTGTTTTATAGAATAAGGAGGATTGTCAATCACCACTGAAAAATCAGGTTCATAAGTAAAAAAATCTTTATTAATATGAATATAATTAATTTTTAATTTATCTAAGTGTTGAGACAAATCTCCCTTACAAAAGAATGGACACCATACTTTGTCTCTAACTTTAATATATTTAAAAATTAATTCCCACGCTTCAAAAGGTGTTGTATAATTATCACTCTTTTTAAAAGTAATATTTTTTATCATTAAAAATATATTATATATAATTTTATATAATTTATAACTCACAACTGAACTCGCACTCACCTAATTGTACAATACAAGCGAGAATCTGCTGACCTAAACACCACCTTGCTTGTAAATCTAAATGTTCTTTATTATCATATTTAAATTCATATTCAAACCCATTGTTTTCATTAAATATAGGCATAGGAATATCAGGAAGAATAACCTTAATTTCATCTAATACTTTTTGTATATAATCAACATTCTCTTCATCAAAATGAAAACAAATATAAGTTGCTTCTTCATCTTCGCAAATAATTTCACACCCACAAGTTTCACAATTACCCGAATAGGCATCATCGAGCAAACAATATTCTTCGAACTCTTCACAACCACACGTAAATTTATAATTGGGTTCATCTGTGCTTTCAACGTTAAAATTCTCAGCATCATTACTGTATTGTACACTTCCCCAAAATTTCCCATAAATTTGACCATTGTAATATCTTCCCATTTTGCTTATAGTTAATAAAAATATTATTAAATAACTTGATTCAATTTTATATTATTGAGTTATTTCTTCACTTTCACTTTCACTTTCGCTTTCACTTTCGTTTTCACTTTCAATTTCATCTAACCATCTCTCAATAATCTTATCTTTATGTTCATCAATAATCTTTTTAGCAACGATATACATATATAAATTAATCATTTTATTAAATTTCCAATATTCAGGTTCAATTCCTAAATCTTCTGCGTTACGATGTATAATTTCTAATAAATCACAATAATATATCCCATAACCACTATCATAATGTTCTTCATATTTATTGAATTGTTCTTGTAAAACTTTATCCCATTTATCTTCGTCCATATTTTCTCTTGGAACATCATTATTATTAACAAAATATGCCAAAATTGTATCAAGAACCTCGTTTGCGTAAGGGTAGTTCATTTGCTGATTGTTAAAAAAAATATAGATAAATATTTGCTTTCAATTTTATATTATAGAAATTTCATCAACAAATCAAACTCTTGATGCTTCATTTTTATATACATTGCGGATAAGCGAATTGCTTCACTATTAGAATGATTTTCAGTAATTCCTCTTTCGTTATTCCAAATTTGAACTTCTATAGGGGCATCATCAAACATTGCTGTATCTAAATATTCTGTTGTTAATTGTTTATATTTATCAACTTTTTTTTGTGCCATTAAACGATTATTATTATAAACATATCCATAAATACAACCTTCTAGTTTTGTTTTTATATTTGAGTGAAACGGAAGAATTTTTTGAATTGTATCATACATATCTTTACAATAGAATTTAGCACATTGTAATTTTACCGATTTAGGCAATCTATTATCATTTAAAACATTTTGAAGTTGTTTCATCATTTCTTTTGAGATAGTAATTCCTTGATCCATTTCCATTTCTGGTGTTGTTAAAAAAAATATAGATAAATATTTGCTTTCAATTTTATATTATTTAATTTCCATAACATATTTATAAATAGCATCTCGGTTATGTTCTGCTTTAAACCAGTATATCATTCCACTAACCATAAAACTTCCTTCATCTATACCAAGACCAAGCGGATCTAATTGAGGATTACAATTCATATCAGTATTTTGAACCACAAATATATACCAAGTTTGTCCTTGAATTACTTTTGGTAGATTATTACATTCTCGTATAATTAAATCACCTTGTCTCTTTTGTGTTCTCCAAATCTTTGCTTGTTGAATCATCTCTGCGTTGGTCATCCAACTGACCATCTTTAAACGATGAATCCAACTAAAAGAAGTTTCTTTTCGTTGCTTTTTGTCTCTATCTTCAATAATAGTCTTCATCAATGCTCGTTGTCCTGATGATGTAATGAAAGACATTTTTCTGCTAATTGTTAATAAAAATATAGATAAATATTTGCTTTCAATTTTATAATCCAAAAATATGTGTCAAAATTACCCCAAAATTACTCAATATTTAGCAAAATATATATTTTTTGCTAAATAAATTAACACCATAACAGATAATACATTCCCTTAATTGCTCG